CAGGCGCAGGTCCACCCGCCGGTGCTGTTGGTGTAGCGGCGTAGGGAGACGAAGCATTCGCCGGACTCCTCGAGCCAGAATGTGGGCGTCGCCGGGTACACCTCTCAGGGCCGTTGGTAGGTGATGGTGTACGTCTCGTGCTGCTGCCACAGGCCGGCGACCAGGTCGGGGAACCCGTCATAGCCGGCTTCACGGTCGATGACCTTCACAGCGTCCAGGTCCATCGGGGTGACGTACCCTGCGGCGCGTGTGCGGGCGGCGAACCGGACCCGGATCAGGTCCGCCAGGGCGCGTGTGGCGGTCTCGGTGGCGGTCACGGCCCGGATCCCCAACGCCAGGGCCAGCACGTCGTGGTACCCCGACACTGCCGCCGCCGCGGTCGGCTTGGACCCGGGCATGACTCCGACGGTGAAGAACGGCAGCGCCACGTCAGGGGGCGGGTCGTCCTCCCACCCGGTCAACGGCTTCCCGCCCATCGTGGGAGGCAACCCGCCCGAAAGCCACACGACGAGCTGGGCGACGACAACCTGCGGCTGCCAGATCGGGTCAGGCACCGGCCCCACCCCCGATCTTGGTCGCGGCCAGGACAGCCTCGACACCGTCGATGGTCGCGGACTGGAACGCCGGCCCGACAAGGTCCGCTGCGGGCCCGAAGTGCGGGAACGGGCCCTGCCTGTAGACCCGACCTAAGGAGTCGACCCCAACGAAGCCCCACTCCAGGCGTGCGCCCTGCACGGAATTCGTGTAGACGTCAGCGGCGATGACCCGCTCCCCGTCGACGGTCTCTGAGGCCACAGCCAGGGTGATGGTGCGCCGGTAGTCCCCGGTGGCCACGTTCGGGCCGGGGCCGGTCCCGGGGATGTGCGGGCGGCCCGGGGTGTGGTACCCGGTGGACACGTTGACCCGGACCTGGTTCTGAAGGTGCATGCCGTACTCGCGCACGTTGGTCTCGACGACTTGGCCGACCTGGTGGCCGACCTCCTCGAGGTCGAGGAGGGTCCCCGCGTACGTGACCTCGATGATCCGGTCAGCCATCGGGCACTCCTGTGCTGGACAGGATCAATGTCTCGGAGAGCGACCCGGGCTCACGGATGATCCGCCAGGTGCAGGCCCCGTAGTGCGCCTCGGCGAGCTCCATGAAGCACGGGACGCAGATGATCTCCTGCCAGTCGCCCCAGCCCTCCGGCGACCCACCACGCATGACGTCGTTCCACACCAGGGAGTCGACGTACCAGGACACGTTCGGGCACCCGCAGCGGTGACAGAACTCCTCGGGGTGGAAGTCAGTCCAGCCCTTGGCTCGCTGAGCTTCGATGTCGTTGGCGTCGACCGACCAGTACCGGCCGGAGTACTCCTCGTTAGGCCGACTGTGCATCACCGGGTCACTCACTGGTCTCACGCCCATCCAGGGCATGGTGCACGACCAACCAGCCCATCGACCCGTCATCGCGCGGGACAGGCTCAGTCGTGGGCCCGCACACGCAGTCAGTGCCGGGCGCGTGCTCGTGCTCGACGAGGTCGTTGACCGGGAGAACGTGTTGGGTGCTCACCGGCCCTCCACGACGCCGCGGATCCGGGCGCTGAACTCGCGCTCTCGCGTGTTGATGATCTGGGCCGCCTCATCGAGGCGCTCGGCAGCGTTCAGCTCGTTCCACTGGCGGATGAACTGCGCCGGCGTCGGCCAGCAGTCAGCCGGGCGGACGTCGTCAGGTGCGGACTCACCGGCCCGCAGCCGGGCAACCTCAACGATCAGCCGCTCGTTCTCAGCCGACAACGCCGCATGGGTGCACGTGGACGCGACCTTAGCGATCTCCTTGGCCATGTCATCCGGGTCGTAGTACTCACAGATGGAGCATTGCCGAATCCAGTAGACCGGGAAGTTGGGTTGGTGGGTGCTGACCCAGCGGTGCCATTCGCATCGGACCTGCGCGGCTGGGCCGGGGTCGACGGGCTTATCTGTGACGGCCATCAGGGCACCTTGGTCACGATCAGGGTCCGCAACGCACCAGCCGAGCTGTCCGGGACCCCCACCACCTTGAACCGGGCGCCAGCGGCGAGCCTCGGGTCGCGGCACGCGTCCACCGTGTAGATGTCACCGGCCGCGACGTTCGTCACAGCGACGGGCAGGATGAGCCGCCACGCGGTGTCCGCGGCCGGGGTCCCCGGGATGGGCTGCCCCTGCGGCCCGCCGCCTTGGGGGACGAGCAGGGCGGCGCTGTCGTCCACAGTCACCGGGGCCAGGATGGTGGTCTCTTCCAGGGTGTCCGGGTCCGTGTCGACGTGGTCCTCACCGCGGCGGCCCGTGACCCTGGTGCCGCCCGTGGCCATCGCCTGCTCGACCAGGTCCTGGTCCTGGGCGAACAGCGGCCCCAGATCCAGGTTCATGACGTCGCCGGCTGGTTCAGACCGTCAGTGCCGCAGGTCGGGCAGTTGCTGGAGCACTCGGGGCCGTGGTCGTGCTTGCGGATCCCGCAGGCCCGGCTATGTGGCCGCTTATCGACCGGCACCGGCGTCTCAACCGCTTCGAAGGTCGCCTCGAACGCGGCGGGCTTGTAGGGGTAGAACTCACCCTCGGTGCCCTTGATGATCCAGTCGAAGAGATTGACCCAGTGCCCGCCCTCCAGTGTGGCGATGATCATGCGACCGTCTCGCGGGTCGATAGTCACGCCGGACTCGGGCCAGGGCTTACGGCCCTCGATCACGTCGAGTGGCTCGAACGACCCGAGGGTGTTCTTCTCGATCCACTGGTAGATCGCGTGGGTGTGGCTTGTCGTATCGGCGGTTGGGCCGCCTTCCGGTCCAGCGCCGCCCCCACAGAACTGGCGGGCCTCGATGACGACGGGCTTCTTGCGGAACATGCTCATCCGTCGGCCTCCGCGGCTGTGGTCGTCGCTGGTGGCGGGAACGCTCGACTATGAGCCATCGCTTGTGCCCTCTCGATCAGCACAGCCAGGGCGGACTCGATCGGGTCCGTGTTGAACCCGCGCGCCAACGCCGCCTTGGACAGCTCGGCAGGGTTGACCGACTCAAGGAAGTCCACGACCGGGACGTTCGCCAGGACGGTGACCTCCGCGGGCCCGTCATACCTGGCCCCGGCCATGAGCTCGAGGTAGACCTTCGTCAGGCGGGTCTTCTGGTCCCCGGCCTGGATGGTGACCCCGCCGCGGGCGACCAGGTGGGACAGGTCGTGCCCGTCGACGGTCACGGTGCCGTCGCCGCGCATGTCGACGTCGAGGTGGACGGCGTGCAGCACGGAGACGTTGGGTGGCGGGCTGTCGGCGGGGGGGCAGTGGGGTCCGCCGCACTTCTCGCCCCCGCACTGCTCGGTGTGTTCGCCAGCGACGGCATGTGGGGGGGGCGGGTCGGTGGTGGTGGCGACGGGGCTGTCGCCTGGGGCAGGTGACGTGGTCATGGGCCCCATCATGGCCCCGTCACCTGTCGTGTGCCACATGCCACGCCCTCAGCTCGCGCGCCTCGCTAGCAGGGCCGCACGCCGGGCCGCGGCAGCCCCAGGAGATGCCCGCCTGGCCGCGGCCGGCCCAGCAGCCGCAGGTGACGCCGTGGTGCCGTTCGCCCGTCGCCCCACCCGTGGGAAAGAAACTTCGCCGCCGTTTTCCAACGCCGCGGCCAGCTGGGCGGACGTGAACTGCGGGCCGATCGGGGTTGCACCGTCCAGGGACTTGACGTCAGGGCGGGCCATCGTGACCCGACGGCAGTTCGGATGACTGGTGGGGTAGGCGCGGGCCGCGTCCAGGGTCAGGATCATCCCGTTGGCCAGCTGCGTGTCGTCGTGGGAGGTCCAGCCGCAGCCCGGGCCGTCCATGACCTCCACGTACTTGACCTTGAAGCCCGCGGCTTGGTTGAACCCGCCGACCTGGTAGGCCTCCGCTGTCTTGGTGCGTAGAACCATTTCGGAGTATTCGGCGAGGCCGTGGCGTGAGCCGTCCTTGTAGACGATCGCCGACACGGATTTGGCCTGCAGCGCCTTGGCGAGGTCCCGGCCGGCCTGGACTGCGGTCTGCCCGGTGTAGAGCCTGTCGGCGACGTGGTCGCGGGCCAGGGTGCGGATCAGGTCCTTCGTGGAGGCGCGGATGTGGGTGGTGGCGGCGAGCAGGTCGGCGTGGGTGTCGCCGGCCAGGACGGTGATGGCTTCCAGGTCGACCCCAGTGGACGACAGGGCTGCCGCACCCACGGTCAGGGCGGTGGCGTGCCCACCCAGCAGGTAGGCGTCGCGGACCCCGGCCAGGACGTGCCGGGCGGCGATCTCGTCGGCGGCGTCGGCAAGGGCCGCAATGTGGGCCTGCAGGCGCAGGAGCATGGCTCTGCGGGCTGCGGGGCCGGTTGTGGGCCAGTCGGCTTCCAGGGCGGCCACGGAGGCGGCTATGCGGTCCCAGACGTGGGTCAGGTCGGCGCGTAGCTGCGCGGTCAGCGCCTGGATCGAGTCGGCGATCGCGCCCCGGCGCCCTGGCATGGGTCAGCCGCGGGCGGTGGCCCGGTGCAGGCGGGTCGAGCTGGCGTTGCCCCCGGTGCTCTCGGCGGTCTCGTCCTGCTCCAGGCGTAGGATCTGCGCGTCCAGGGCGCCCAGGTCGGCCTTGGAGCTTGACACGGACAGGACCCCGGACAGGGAGAAGCTCGACGCTTCACCACCGCCCGCACTGCCCGCGCGTCGGCGCTTCAGGACTCGGAGTGCGACCAGGCGCCACCGGTCACCCAGGGCGAGCCCGTACGCGGCCAGGTCCGTGTCGACCGGTGGGGTGGACGCGCCGATCTCGTCACGGATCAGGTCAAGGTCGTCGGCAGTCAGTGCCATCGGCGGGTCCTTTCGGTAGGTGAGTTATCCGGGACTTATGGGCGGGGTCAGCCGACCATCGCAAGCCGTGTGAGGTTGAACATTCCGGCCCTGTCGATCAGGTAGGTGCCGCCGCCATAGGCCCTAATCTGCATCTGCATCAGCGTCGTCCCAGCCGGGACCGTGATCGGCGGAGTAAGAAAAACACCAGAGCGACTCGCGGTTGGGAAGCCAGCAGCATCGAGCGGGTGGAGGTCCGCCGCTGTCAACGTAAAGGAGGCCCCGTTGTACGCCTGTAGTTGGAGGTTGAACGAGTGATTGCCAGTAGTGCCAGCGGTATCGAGCCCCGACAGTTGGTACTCCAGGCAACCGACCACGGTGTCACCGATGGCGAGGTTCGCGCCGACAGAGGCGTTTCCTGAGATGGCGAAGGCGACGTTCGCACCGGCCAGCATGGCGATGGACTGCCAGTTGCCGGGGATGTCGGTGCGGGGAACCTTGCTCCATGTGATCGTCGGCGTTCCGGTCGTCGCCACGCCCCAGTTGCCCGTGAGTGGCGAGCCGTTGCCGGTGGTCCCAAAGCGGCCTTCAACCAGCAGGTTCGTGGAGTCGCCCTGACCTGACAACAGGTAGGGGAACGGGGCACCGGCAATCAGCGGCGAGATCGCGTTCGCCATAGCCAGGCCCATGAAATAGCTACCGAGGGTGTTCGGGTGCGTGCTGTCGAAGTTGAGTCCAAGCGCGTAGATCCCAGGCCCGCCGCCGACCGGGTTGACCAGCACTGCGTGGTAGTCAACAAGCACCATGCCGCGCTGCCGGGCCTGATCCCTGATCCATGCGTTGATCTGCTCAATCTGTGCCTTCTGAGTGCTGACGTAGGCGGCAAGAGGACCGATGGTGCCGACAATGATGCGGATTCCAGCAGCGTCGAGTTGATTCCAGATAGAGGTCAGGTTCGCTTTGGTTGTCGCCAGCGGAATCCCCTGACTCACGTCGTTGATCCCGGCCAGGAGATGACACCAGCCGGGCTTGAACGCAACGACATCGCCGGGGGTGCGGGCGAGGATCTGAACGGTGGTCTCGCCGCCGACCCCGGCATCATGGATCACCCGCAGGCGCTGGCCAAGGAGGTTCATTGCCCAGACCCAGAACCCGCGTGAATAGTTGAGTTTCTCGTCGTAGGTAATGGACCCGGCGGTCAGTGAAGCAATGGCGCCGGGTGAGAGATGCCCGCCGCCATTGCCGGTGAACGAGTCACCGAGCGGGATGATGGTGGCCGCGCCACGGGTGTACCGCTTGGCGTCGGCCTTGGCCATGCCGAGAGTCACGGGGTCCATCAGGACACCGCCGTCAGGTTGGCGCCGGTGTAGGTGTAGGTGCGGGTCACGCCGGATCTCGTCTCAGTCGCCACCGTGCCATCACCGTTGTAGGTGTAGGTCGTCGCGACACCGCCGATGGTCTGGGATGCGACCGTTCCGTCACCGTTGTAGGCGATGGTTTCGACGGGTGTCAGGAGCGTCCCATAGGTGGAATCATCTGCCGTGTGCTGGGCTGCGATCGTGGCATCCACAACAGCCTGAGCCGCTGGTGAGAGCAAACCCGTCGCGTCGTCGAAGGACACCAGCTTCTTGCTCATGATGTGAGGCCTTCCATCAGATACAACCCGGACCCGATCGGATCCTCGACCAGGTGATGCACAAACAGGCCCGACCCGGGCGGGTCCTCGAGCATGGCCGCAGCGAACAGCGCCGAGCCTTGGGGGGACTCGGTAAACGGGGAGGTCCAGGGGGGGGTGTCAGGTGGGGGCGGCCCGCACGTCCCACCGTCGCGGGCGGGCTCACGCCGGCGGCGTTTGCCGGCCGGGTCGATACTGGTCAGCGCCATCTCGGGTCCTTCGTCAGGTCAACGGCTGGATGGGGGCGGTCTCGCACCCACGACTCGGGGCGCCGGGTGGGTGCGAGGCCGCGTCATGCGCCCCCTCAGGCCCCGCCGGCGTCGGAAGCCGCCGAAGCTGCCTCCGCTTCGGCGAGGCGGGCGCGTTTCTCATCAGCGGTGCCAGCCTTGGACAGGCCAGCCTCATCCAGTGCCGCCTCGAGGTCGGCGCCCTTCAGGACGACCGGGCGGTCGTCGGGGTCGAGCAGGTGCGCCCCGACCTCGAGGCCGTCCGGGACTTCGTCGCCAGCGAACAGGATGACCGGACCGGTCCGGCCCCCGTGAAGGAACACTGACCCGTCCAGGTCCTGCCGGATCCGGGCCATGATCAGAGGACCGTGGCCGAGAACAGGCCGTTGATGTCGGCGGCAACCGGCATGAACGTGGCGTTGGTCTTGGTCCAGCCTGTGACGGGATCGGGCGACTTCCACGCGGAAGAGACCAGGCCGGGTGCGTCAGCCAGGACGAAGTCCACCGCGGCCGTGGTGGCGAAGTCCAGGGCCTCAGCGGTCAGACCCCACTGGGACTCACCCACGGAGTCGGTGACCAAGATGAACCGGTTCACCGGGATGACCCGGGCGTTGGCCCCGTTGACGTACAGCTGGTGGTCGTACTCGTTCAGCGGCGGCAGGCCGTTGTCGGAGCGGACCTGTGCCAGCTGGGCCCGGTTCAGGTTCGGCTGGCTGGCAGCGCCACCGCCCCAGTACGCGGCGCGGTACTCGGCGTTGCGCAGCAGCCATCCGATGACCGTCGAGGAGCAGATCGCAGCGACCGGGGGCTTACCCGAGTCGGTCTTGAGGACCTGGATCCAGGTCTGCTCGTCGGAGAGCGGGACCGCGGTCGCGACGACACTCCACAGGATCGCAGCGGTCACCACGTGCGTCCCAGGCAGGCCGAAGTCTGCCTCGATGGTCAGACCGTTCTCGGCGACCAGGGAGAACTTGCCGTCGGTGAGGAAGTCCCCACGGGCCAGCTCGGCACGGTTGCGGACGGCGCGCACGGAGTTCTCCACGTCGTCGTAGACGGTCGCGACCATCTCGTCCAGGGCGGTGCCACCGTTGCGGGCGGCCTCCAGGGACAGACGCTCCCACTCGGTGAGCATCAGCTTCTGGCCCACCGGGGGCAGGAGCACCTCGGTGAGCGCGACACTGATCGGCCGGTTCCCGATCGGGGTCTCAGCGTTGTACGCCCGGTACTGGGCGACCACGTTGGTCCGGGTCTTCTTCGCGATCCGGGACTTGATGCCGGCGATGACCCTGTCGGGCAGGAACCGGTTGAGGCTGTCGGGGAGCTCGTCGGGGACCGTCCGTGCGAACACGGTGAGGTCAGCCGGCGAGACGATGTCCCAAAGTTGCATGACTGTGTCTCCTTATCTGCCGGTCAGACGAACCGGATGTTGGGGTTGTCGGTCTTGGCCGAGGCGTCGACCGCGAAGGGCAGACGGGACTCCGTGACCTTGCCGTGGGTCAGGATCGCGGCGCCGACGGACTTGGTCGCGCTGATGGTGACCGCGCCGACGGTGAAGCCGATGAAGACGCCAGTGCCGTCAACGGCGGCGGCCGCGAACAGGCCGTACTTGCCGCTGGCGGTGATCTTGGCCACGGCGGTCCCGGACGGCAGGACCCCGGTGGGGAAGTGCGTGGCAGGGACGAAGCCGACCGCGCCGTCGAGGGTGACGGTCTCGGTGGAGTCGGTGCCGTGCGCTGATGCGATCCAGGAGTTGTCCTCTGGGGTGTAGCTGGTGGTGACGGGGGTTATGTCCATCGCCGGGGTGTCCTTTCGGGTGCGAGTGGGGATGCTTGCTCGCACGTCCAGGTCTGCCGGGCGTTCGTCCACCAACTGCTCGGGCGGTGGTGCCCGTCCCCCGCCATTACGGCTGCGGGGGTGTGGCCGTCAAACGCTCATGCGCTCAGGCGGGGACCTTTGCGGGTGGGAACCTCTTGGCGGCTTCGGCTGCGCCGGCACCCCCGAAGGTGGTCCCTGCGGGGCGTGTCTGCCCGGGCGGGGTGCCCGGCAGGCCGTTAGGTGGCGGTGGGGGCGGGGGGGCGAAGAACGACGGCGCCGAGGTCTTGACAGTTTCGACGGCCGCGGTGATCGCGGCGTCATCAGCGGCGGCATCGACGTCGACGAGGCGGGCCGCCATGGCCAGGGCCGGGTTGTCCTTCCCATCGGGCAGTGCCGGGGTGATCCCGGCGACCAGCAGCGCCCTGGTGACCTTGGACGCCAGGATCGTCGCGGCCGCGGTGGCGCCCAGGGCGTCTGCGTCGGCCTTGGCCTTGGTCGCGGCGTCGGTGGCCCTCTGCGCCTCGGTTTTCGCGGCTTCGGTCGCGGCGTTGGATGTGGCAATCAGGGCCTTAGCGGCTTCGACGGTCATGCCCAGCTCGGCGGCGAGCTCGGCGGCGGCGGCCCGTTTGCCCTTGGCTGACTCGGCGGCCCCGATGCGGCTGACTTCGTCCTGGGTGAACGTCTTACCGGGCGGGTCCACGGGCGGCACCACCGGAGGCACCACAGTGGGCACCACGGGGGGGACGGGGGATGCGCCTCCGCCGGGGGGGCCGGTCGGGACGGTGCACAGGGCACCGAAAGCCAGGGCCATGGCGGGGTCGAACCTGCCGCGGTACCTCTTCATGCCCCTGAGCATGCTGCCTCCAAGATCATCGGTCGGTGTTGCCCGCTCGAGCGCGCGGGTCGTGGGCCTGTCACGGTGCCCACGTTAGCGCCCGCTGTCACCTGGGGCATGTGACACGCCACAAACGGGCACTGGGGCCTCTCACGCGCCCGGTGGGGGAACGGGTGGCACCGGTGGCACGGGAGGCTCTGGGGGCAGCGGCATCGTGGGCGGGGGTAGGACGTGCCCGCCAGCCAGGGCCTCCGCCTCGATCGCCGCGATCTCATCTTCGGCGTCCTCGATCGGCAGCCCGGCACGCATCAGCATCCGCACCGCCGTCGGCGTGCTGATCGCCCGGATCGGCAGGAGCTCCTTCACGGCGCTGATCGCCGCGGGAAGGTCCGCCGGCAGGGCAGCACCCAGGTCGATCGACAGGTCCGGGGTCGGCCCCGCCGCAACCGCGTTGGCGTCGTTGACCTGAGCCAGGCGCAACGCGAACCGCAAGATCAGGGGGTACTTCACGGCCCGCACCGCCCGCATCTCCCGCACCAAGGCACTGGTGGGGGCGAACCCGAGCTCGAGAGCGTAACCACTGGGGGCCTGGGTGATGTCGACCCGCCCGAGCAGCGTCATCGCCAGGCGCGTGTTCTGGGAGAGCATCTCCAGGAGGCGGGTCGCGTACTTCAGCTGCGCATCCAAGGACTTGCTGGTGTCGAGCTGGGAGAGGGACGACCCGGCGGGGGCGTTCCACTGCACACCCGGCCCGCCGTCCAGGCG